GATTTCCGTGGAATACTACTAAGAGACGATTTATTGAAGCCATGGGTGAAATGCATGGTTTACCTGATCCAGTGGAAATTAATGATGAAATACGTGATCGCGTAGAAATCATATTATCTAGATATAGAGAGGGTAAACGATATATGCCAGTGTTTAATGGTAACCTTAAGGATGAGCCAACGAAGTTTGCCAAGTGTGAGATTGGTAAAACGCGTGTCTTTGGAGGTGCGCCTTTCGATTGGAGCATTGTTAATAGAATGTATATGTTGCCATTAATTAGATTAATGCAAGATAACAGATATATCTTTGAAGGTGCTCCAGGTACTATAACACAATCTCGTGAATGGTCTGATATGTATGAGTATTTGACTTATTTTGGTAAAGACCGTATTGTTGCAGGCGATTATAAATCTTTTGATAAAAGTATGCCACCGATGTTCATTTTGGCCGCATTTCGCATTATGCGAAATATTTGTGAAACTGCAGGATATGATGAAGAAGCCCTCAAAATTGTCGACGGTTTAGCAGTGGACACAGCTTTCCCATTGTTTAATTTGAATGGTGATCTTGTTGAATTTTATGGAAGTAATCCATCTGGTCATCCTTTAACAGTTATCGTAAATGGTCTAGCAAATGCCTTATATATGCGATATTGCTATATCATTTTAAATCCTGAACATGAATCAAACTCGTTTAAGGAAAATGTGCATTTGATGACGTATGGTGATGATAATGTTATGGGAATTAGCAGAGATATTGAATGGTTTAATCATACAAATATTCAAAAGGTTTTGTCCGAGCACGGAGTCACATATACTATGGCTGACAAAGAGTCCGAATCCGTGCCTTTTATAAATATTGATAATGTAACTTTTTTAAAGCGTGCATGGCGGTGGGATGGTGATGTTAATGCTTATTTAGCACCACTTGAACACGAATCTATTGAAAAGATGTTATTGACATGTGTTGAATCGAAGAGTGTTTGTCCACAGCAACAAGCCGTATCCATTGCTACAAGTGCGGTGAATGAATATTTCTTTTATGGAAGAGAGATATTTGAAAAGAAACGAGCAATGATGTTGGATGTGATTAAAGAAGCTGACATGGAGTACTATTATTCGTTCTCACCATTCCCAACTTGGGATGAGTTAGTGGAGAGATTCGAAAGTTATAAAATAACTC